GGGATCTCCAATCCCGCGGTTGCTCGAGTTGCTTACGTTGATGTCCGTTTCAATTTCTCGCGCCAACATACGCGGGCGGAGCGAAACGACGTTGTCGGTATGGTCTATTCGGCACTGGCCACCGGCAAGGTGCTGGTCAATGACACGGTCGTGGAAGATCAAGACGTCTGGTAAGACGTCCTCAACTTCGATCGTGAAACTGAACAGCTAGATGGAGTCCATCTGATGAGAGACGTAGCGATGAATCGTACGTACACCATCCCTGAAGCCGTAACCAACCGAATGTTAGCTGAGTTGTCTTCTCTTTTCGAAGAGAAGGCCTCTTCCGCAACTAACCAGGCGGAAGAGTTTTCTTGGGCATATATGAGGGATTCCTTTCTCTCTAAGTATGTCTCTAAGGAGACGGACTCAGCCGACCTACGCCGGGACAGAGCCATCGTGAAGTGGTTGTCTGTCGAACAACGGAACTCACGGACCAACGACCGACTCTTTAACAGCGATCCCGCCTTCAACTTTGGCGAGAAAACTGTTCATGGGTGGGCGCTGCTGCGTAAAGCAGCTGCACTCATCCAAGGGGTTATTGGTTCGTGCCCACCGGAGGACCTTCTTGTAGAAGGGAGCTTCTCTGGTGGTGCAACTACCTCGCGCAAGCGCGATGTGGCCACGTACGTTTCGAAGTTCGTTGGTAGTCTAGACTGTACTCCTTCTTGTTGGAAGCTGATCGAAAGGTCGGTTAACCAGCTGGAGGGGTGGTCCGCACTCAACCCTGAGCTTCTACAGCCCAGGCTAGTGCGCGGAAATGTCTTATTCACTGTACCGAAAACGGCTGTTATAGATCGGGTTGCTTGTAAAGAACCCGATCTGAACATGTTCGGCCAGAAGGCAGTTGGCGATTACATCCGTAGTCGTCTCCTAAAACGCGCACGAATAAACCTTAACGACCAGATGATAAACAAGCGTCTAGCGTGGAGAGGTAGCGTCGATGGTAGCCTAGCTACTATCGATCTATCCTCCGCGTCCGATAGCTTGTCCATGAACCTGGTCAACGCGTTACTGCCTCCGAGGTGGTTTGAACTCCTTTCTGCTTTGAGGTCACCCCTGACGTTCATTGACGGTAAGTCTCATATCAATGAGATGTTTTCGTCGATGGGTAACGGTTACACCTTTGAGTTGGAAAGCTTGGTATTTTGGGCCTTGGCCCGAACTACCGCCTACTTCCTCGGCATTAAGGGTCGAATCTCTGTATATGGGGATGATATCATCGTTCCCACACGGGTAGCACCCGTGTTGATCACCTTGCTCTCTTGGACTGGTTTTAAGGTGAACGTTGATAAAACGTTCGTCTCGGGCCCGTTTCGGGAGAGTTGTGGTGGTCATTACTACAGAGGCCTTGACGTGACTCCTG